GGCGTCCGTCCACGTAATGTCGTTGATGGCAGAGGACCCGGGCGCAGCGCGCCTGAGCGCTTTTTGCGAATCGATGCTCTCAGTCGTCCAGGTGCCGGAGATCACGCTCCAGCCGGTCGGCGTCTGGCCGATCGTCTGGCCCTCGAAATCCTCGACGATTGCGCTCAGAAGCTCGAGCGCGCCGCTGGCCTTGGCGACGACGTCCACCAACGTGCCCGCCTGGAAGTCGGCCTCGCTGGTCTCGATCTTCTCGTAGTTCGTGGAGTCCACACGGTCGATGAGCACGGTGATCGGCAGCTCGGCCTCGATACCGAAAGCCCCGTTGGCGGGAGAGACCGAACTGACGGACGCAGGCATTCTGCTCGCTCAGCTCCGCACGTTGAGCCGGAAGTCCTTCCGCTGCTCGGTGGTGCCGGAGGTCGTGTGCGGCCGCAGCCAGAGCGCCTTCTCCCCGGACCCCTTGCGCAGGACGATCGCCCCGGCCTCGTAGTCGCCGGCGAAGGCCGCCGTCATGTCCAGGTAGGTTGCGGCGACCGTCTGGATCACCCGCTCCTCGTAGACGGCCTCGTTCGCGAGGTCCTGGACGAACACCGTCTGGCCGGCCGTGAAGTCGGAGCCCGGCGCCACCGTCAGGTACACGCGGTTGGCCGGGGAGCTGGAGGCGCCGAAGTCGGCAGATGCCTGCCGCCAGACGCCGGGTGCCACTGATAGCAGCGGCAAGGTCGTCGCGACGATCGAGCCCGCAGGCATGACGTCGGAATTGTTAGTGAGCCCCGACAACGTCACGCCCCAACAGGTCGCGGTCCAGTCCCAGCGGTCGCCGAGCGTGTGGCCGGTGGTCGCGGCGAACGTTACGTACACGCCGTCCTCCAGGTGCTGGAGCGCACCGGTGATCGCGACGCCCGTCGCCTCCCAACTGCTCCCACCGTCGTGCGACCACTTGAAGGTGTCGGGCGTGCCCGTGGCGTCGAGCTCCACACGGTAGTTGCGGTCGGCGTTGCCGCGGTAGTTGCCGGAGCGCGTGAGGTCGTTGAGCCCGGATCCCGTGAACGCGGCTGTCCCGAGCGCGGCGGTCGCGACGGACGCCACCGCCCCGTGCTGGATCGGAGAACCATCGGCATCCGAGACGAACGCCTTCGTGCTGGCCGGCCAGGAGAGCGCGACGACCGCCTTCGTCGGGAACTTCTTGGATGTTGCGTCGATCGTGACGCTGGCTGTCGACCTGGTCGTCTGTCCGGGGATCGGCCGGAAATTCGCGCCGTCTGCCGAGCCCCCGGAGTCGAATGTCATCTCGACCTGGTCGTTCGAGTCGGCTGGCCACGCGGCGTCCGTCGTGTTCCCGAGCACCGAGAACTCGAACTCGTCGTTGACCTGGAAGCCGGCCAGCGACCAACCGGCGGCCGGGATCGTGAGGCCGCCGGACGGCGCGACGAAGTCCGAGCCGATCGTTCCGTCCCACCCGCCGGTGCCGTACGTCGGGTTGAGGCTCGTCGGATTGTCGCGGTAGGCAACACCCTTCACCTGGAAGGCGCTGGCGCTCGTGAACTTCGCGGTGTACTGCTGGCTGACCGCGCTCTCCGCGAGCACCACGTGCGAGAGCACGCCGCTGCCGGCGCCCGCGATCTGCACGGGATCCGACCAGGTCGGCGAGTCGTCCCACACTTGGAGGATCGGGTGCGTCACTTCCCCGTGGTTGCGGAGGAAGAGCTTGACGGGCGTCCCGGTCTGCGCGCGCTCGACGGCCCCCAGATAGAGCCGGTAGAGGTCGAGGCCCTTCGAGGCGTCCAGTGGTTTGTCCAGCCGGATGAGGCCGCTCGCCACGTCCGCCGCGTAGAACTCCAACGGCAGCATGTAACGGACTGCCAGGTGCGGCCGCTTGCCCTGCGTGTCGAAGTAGAACGTCGCGCGGTGGTAGCTGCCGGTGGCCGGCGCCTTCCTCACCTTCTGCAGGAACGCCCAGTCGACGCCCGACAGCAGTGCCGCAGTCAGCTCCTGCGTCACGTCGTACAGCACGCTGTAGTCACCGGGCGTCGGCTCCGTGTACGGCCCGGACAAGAGGGCCGCGGAGAAGGGCGACTCGATGATGTCCTTGCCGGGGACCGGCGCCCAGGCGTCGAGGTACCAGGTCGTGAGCGCCGAGTAGTCCCGGTAGCGGTAGGACAGGTCCTCGATGTCGAGCGCCGAGAGCACGCGGTGGAGATCGAAATTGACAGCGTCGAACGTGTCGGCGAGGGTCGCGCGCCAGATCTTGAGCAGCGCGCTCAACACGATCGGCGCGTGCCCGAGCCGCGCCCGCAGCTGGGCCATCGCGAGCTGCCAGAACAGCTGCATGCACTCGGTCGGCGCGCTCGTGCCGGTCCACGACACGACGGTTTTGCTCGCCTGCGTGTCGACAACGCCCCGAAAGCTGAGGTTGTCGAGGTTGGCGGCAGAGCCGTCGACGATCATCGACGTGCCTGTCACGTAGTAAAGGCTGAAGGCCGCCCACTCGGCGTCGAACTTCCCGAACTCCTCGTAGCGCATGTGCTGTCCCCTAGACCGTCAGTCCGCGTGGGAAGAGGCACCGCTTGCGGAGCGCCCCGACCGTGGCCCCCAGCGGCGGGTTCTCCCGCATCCAGAAGAGCGCCGAGCCCCCGGCCAGGATCGTGCCCGTCGGCTGGCCGCTCTGCGTCAGGTCGAGATCCTGGTTCGCGTAGCTGCCGGGCGCCCCCGACACATCCGGCGCGAACTCCACCCACGTGTAGTCGGCCGTCACGTGCAGCGTCAGGCTCAGGCTCGTGGGGTCGGCCGTCGTGTCGGCCAGCACGATCAGCAACCCCTTCAGCTTGTCGGCTCCGTCGTCGTAGCCGTTGCCCGAGCCGTACTCGTAGAGGGTCGTGCCGTTGAAGATCGCGTCTTCGATCGCCTTCACGCCGTCCACGTACAGATCCGCTGATTTCTTCCCGCCGCCGGCGTCCTTCCAATCGGCGAACGTCAGCACGTAGCTGCCGGCCACCGCCATCTTGTGGCGCGTGGGGTTCGAGTGCGGCTCGATCTTCGCGATGAACGACTCGTAGGAGCCGCCCGCGATGTAGAAGCCGGGCGTCACGTACAGCACGGTAAGCGCGGCGTCCGAGTCCCCCACGTTCTTCACCGCGATCTTCCGGCCGGTCTGCGTGATGCCCGCTTGGATGATGCCCCAGGAGAGGAACGCCGTGTAGTCTCCGTCGTCTGCCAAGTCCAGGTAGTTGCGGATCGCGACGCGCGCCTTCCAGCCGGTGGCGACGGACGCCGAGACCACGAGCCCGAGCCCGGGGATCAGGTTCTTGTTGACGGTCACGCCGTCGGCGACGACGGGCACACCGGTCATGTTCCGGTAGGGGTTCTTTGTACCCTCGATCAGGCACTCGCGGGTCGCGGTGACCGTCCCCGCGTTGTTCGTGAACACCAGCTCATAGACGTCGGCGATCGCCGCGCCGTTGCCGAGCCACGTCGGCGCGGGCGACGAGAGGATCGGTGCGTTGAGCGTGTTGACGACGCGGAACTGGAGCTTGCCCTTGGCGTCCCCGAGGTGATCGGGGTGCCAGAGCTGAAGATCGGCTGGCATGCTGCCTCCCTACATCCTGTACAGGACGAGCTGCACACTGCAGCGCAGGCGCGACGCCAGCTGCGCGCTGCCGTTGGCGAGGCTGTCAGGGTAGTCGCCCATCAGCGGCTCAATGCCCTGCTCCTCGGGCGGCCCAAACATGCAGAGGAACGTCGAGCCGCTCGGCGTGAGCTTCACGGTCACCAGACCGAGCTCCGCCGACGCGCCGGGCCATTCCGTGACGATGCCCTGCCCGCTGAGACTGACCACCGCCCCGCGACCCGCATCGCCCAGCAGTGTCCGGACGTCGTCGACCTGGTCTCCCTCGAGCAGCTCCCAGCGGATGACGAGCTGCGGCGAGTCCGGCCGGCCGTCGCGGTCGACGATCTTCGGCGGCACGTCCACCGTCAGCGAGGTTGCGCCCCGCTCGAGTGCGACGAACGACACCGCCTAGCCCCCGGTCTGTGGAATCCGGCCGCTATTCAGGTTGTCGAGGTCGCGCTGCGCCTGCGACAGGTCGAGTTTGATCGGGATGATGATCCCGCCCCTCGCTGCGATCGCGGCTTGCCAGGCGTTGAGCGCCTGCTCGCCGGTCGAGATTCCCTCCTCTACGCCTCGGCCGAGGCCACCGGACACCACGCTCTTGAGGCCGTCGCCGATCTTGAGGAGCGCGGTGTTCGACTGCTCGGCACCCTCACCGGCCTCCTTCGGCATGTTCCGGAACTGCGTGACCAGGCTGTCCATCTCCCAGCCCGGACCCTTCTTGATGGCCTCCGCGATCGCCACGAACTTCGGGTCGAGTTCAACGCCGAGCTCAGCAGCGACGGCAACGACGCTGGCGAACTTCTCTGCCAGGCTGCCGACGATCTGGCTGGTCGCGCCGCCCGAGCTCGCGAGCGCCGCGAACTGCTTCTGGAGGTCGGCGGCTTTTGCCGCAACGTCGGCTGCGTTCCAGACCCCGAGCGACGCGCGTGTCGCATCGGCAAACGCTTTCGCTTCCTTGGCACCGTTGGCCATCGCGATCTGCATCTGGACGGACACCGGGATGCCCGACGCCTGAGCCAGGTTGAAGCGCTCCTGCGCTTCCTTCGCCCGGCCCATCGCCTCGATCGACTCGTTCCGCAGCCTCTTCTCCTCGGCCATCGCGCCGGCCGCGATCTTCATCCTGATCGCCATCGCGTCGTACACGCCAGCCTGCTGATTTCGCCACCGGATCTCGTCCTGGACCGCCTGCGTGAGTGCCAGGATCTGCTGCGCGTTTTCCTTCGTCACGTCACGCGCAAACGCCCACTGCGGTCCCGCGAGCTGGTAGCGGTCGATGAGCATCTGAAGCTGATCGGCGGCCGCCGCGAATCGCTCCGGATCCCCGGCCAGCGTCTCGACGAGTTCGAGCATCGGCGGGCCGGCGGCGAGCACCGACTTGAGCACGGAGTCCGTCGCGGTCTTCAGGATGCCGTAGGTCGCGGCCACCCCGCCGACCGCGATTGCCAGGCTGCCCCAGCCGGCGGCCGCCGCCATGTCCTGGATCGCGCCGAGGGCGTCCGTCTTCATCCGCTGCATCGAGAGCGCCACGCCCTGCGCAGTGTTCGCCAACCGCATCCCGTGCCGCTCGACAAGGGTGGAGCGCTGCCCGAACGAGTTCTCAAAGATCTCGACGTGGCCCCTCGCCTCGGTGATCCCCTTTTTGAACTCGACGCTGTCAACGCCGAGCAGAACGCGGAGCGACGCGAGAAGGCTCATTTAGCTTTCCGGGTAGGCCGCCAACAGGTCGTCAAGCAGCTGCTGATCGGGCGCCGGCAGCGCCGCCCCGCCGGGTGCGCCGGCAAGGTACGCTTGCCAGGTCACGAGTTCTCTGGCGCTCATGCGGGTCGAGAGTTCAGCCACCGTCATTCCGAGGAGGACCGCGAGTCGGTGAAGGAGGCGCCGGACCGGGCGCCCGAGGCTTTTCCCAGGAGATCGCTCTCCGTCCTCGTGAGGGCCGAGAGCTCGGCTGCCACGGCGAAGACCCGCTCCACCGCGCGCATGCTCTTGGCGGCGAGCGCCGCCACGTCGGCAGCCGCAAACAGCCGCTCGCCGTCCTCGCCGATCGCCGTGAGCGCAACGACGCGGGCCCGGAAATCGTCGAGGCCCGCGCCCTCTGCCGAGGCGATCCAGTTCTCGAGGACGTCGAGGTCGCCGGCCGACATGCTGCGAACGCGCACCGTTCCGCCCCACTCCGGGACCTCGACCTCGCGGACCTCGATGTCCGGGGCCTGCAGGATCTGGTCGCGCGTCAGGGCGCCCATTCGAACGTGTCCTCGATGAACGACAGCGCGAGCGACGCTTTGACGACGCCCTCGATGTCCGAGCTGATCTCGAACTTCGAGAGGCGGCCTTCGACGGTCGCGATCTTCGTGCCGCCCGTCTTGACGGGCACTGTTAGCTGGTAGGTGCGCTCGGTGCCGACCTCGTAGTCCGACTCGAGGCGCCCGTGCGTGCTGTCGCCCCCATCGAAGACCAGCTCGCAGGTCAGTTCGCCCGGCACACGGTCGGACCATCCGTCGATGTACTCGTGGATGTTGCCGGTCGTGCTCCCGGACGTCACCTTGACCTTCTCTGGGGAGGCCGCGCCAGGCGGGTTAAACTTCGGGCTCTGGATGCCCTTGATGTCGGCGTACGTCTCAGGCGGCCCATCGCCGTTGCCGCTGCCGAGTTTGAACCCCTTGCCAAGTGTCGCCACGTCCTTGCTCATCTACGCCTCCAGGTACAACACCTCGAGGTCACACGTCACGAGGTGCAGGTTGAGATCCGCGTTGTAGTCGTCGCCGCTCTCCGTGCATTTCGCGTAGCCGATCTCGACGTTGCCCCAGGGCCCGCCAGACCCGTTGAGGGCCCCGCGGACAGCTGCGGCCAACGCTTTGGCTGCGGCGTACGTCTCTGCGAAGCAGCTGAGCGTGAGCTGCGCGCGGATCGCGCCGAGCGGTCCGCTGTGCGACTGCTCTTCGTCACTGCCGCCGGCCCGATAGGCGACAGCCGGCTCCGTGACGCCCTGCGGCATGACGTTCGCGTAGATCCGGTTCCCGACCAACGTTGCAACCTCGGGATCGTCCACGAGCGCGGCATACACCGCTTCCTCGATCGTCACGCGCTCTCCACAAGTCTCGCGATCAGCTCGCGCAGGCGCGAGGTGATGATGCGGAAGGCCCAGGGGCTTCTCCACTCAACTGCCGGCCTCATGAAGGGCTGGGCCTTCATGTTCGGTCGGCGCATGCCCTGCATGAAGCCATGGCGCTCGTAGTGCTTGAGCGATCGGTATTCCGTCTTGCTGAGGCGGGAACCGCCCGACAGCTTCCCGTGCCTCATCTGGTGGCGCTCATAATCCGAGAGCGTTCTCCCGCCGCTAACAATCCGCCCCCCGCGAACCACAAAATAGGCACCCGCCGGTGCGCCTGCAGTCGTGAAACCGGACTGCTTGAGCTGGATGATGTGTTCGTAGTTCGCACGCCGGCGCCGCGTCCGTTCGGACGGCGGCGAACTGCTGCCGGTCCCAAGACCATACTCGTGAAAGCGACCGTAGTAGACCTCCGGGTCGAGGCCGATGAGGACGTAGGCGAAACCCTTGCCCGACTTTGCGTGCTCGCGGCGGATCCCGCGCTCCAGTGCGTGGCTACGCTTCGGTGCCATCTGCCGGGCAGCTTGAACAATCACATCGGCGGCCTCCTCGAGGATCGGCTTGAGCATGCCGCGGCTGACCGAGTCGTCCATCGCCAGCAGCCGCCGCCGCAGCTCCGCTGCGCCCTTCAGCTCGAGGCGAACGCTCACGGCACGATCTCCCGGCACAGCAGCTCGAGCTCGCGGTGTCGCTCTTCCGTGTCGATCACGTTCGTCACTTCCAGGATCCGCGAGCCAAAGCACAGCCTCATGGTTGGCACGACGTCCGAGCGGTAGCGCATCCGGACCCTCGTGGAAACCTCTGCCGTCACCTGCTGCATCTGCCAGAGCTCGCGGCCGCCGATCGGCTCGACAGACGCCCAAACCGTCGCGATGTCGGTCCGCGTCTCGAGCGCTGCGCCAAACGAGTCGCGGGTCGTGACGAGCCGCTGAATCGTGACGCGGTGGCGCAGAGCACCGGCCTTCATCGCTTCGAGTGCCTCGTCAACCAATCACGGCACGAGGAGGACCGCGAACTTGATCTCCGCGTGGTTCGCCTCGAAGTACAGCTTGCCGTCGGTCTGGTGCCAGCCGAGGTTGGCGTAGGGGCCGAAACGCGCGATCTTGCCCGTGGCGATCGTGTAGGGCCCCATGTGCTCGATCCGCCCGTACGGGTCCTCGACGCTGGTGATCGTCACCGTGTGGTCCGTGGCGCCCGTGTTCCACGCCAGCACGACCTCCTTGCCCGTGTGCGCGACCTGGTCCTTGTTGGCGACGTCTGCGGCGACGAAGTTCAGGTCGGCCGCCAGCGCCGCGAGATCGATGAGCGTGTTGTGCACCGCTTTCGGCGTGTGCGACTGTCGCATCGAAACCTCCCGTTGCTACTGCCACCTCGCCAGAGTGATGAGAGCCTCGACCGCGAACGGCAGCTCGTTGACGATGTTCCCGATATTCACGGGCTCGCGGTTCTCGTACCAGTGCGTCGCGAGCAGCAGGACCGCCTGCAGCGCTTCTTTCGGCGCGGGCATGCCGGTCACGCCGCCCGCCGTGAGGTCGACGCGGATCGCCCCCGGGATCGAGGCACACGATGGCCAGGAGCTGCCGATCCGGTGGACGATGCCCGGCCAGCCTCCGCCGTCGACGATGTAGGTGCCCGCCGTGACGGTCTGGACAACGCCCGCCGCGTCGACGTACTTGACGAACTCCACGGACTTGAGCGGCGGCCGCGGGACGCGGATCACGCCGTCCTCCGGCCAGGCATCGAGGACCAGGCGCAGCTTCTGCTCGCCGAGCGCGCGGTCTGTGCGCCCCTCGATGACGCGCTGCGCCGCCGCGAGGCACGACGCCAGGAAGAGATCCTCCGCGCTGTCCGTGATCCGGCTGTTGGCCTTGAGCTCGTCGACCGTGACGATAGTCGTCGACGGTGCCTCGAGGACGCTGAGGTTGATCATGCCTGCCTACTTACCGAAGATCCCGCGCTTCCCCTTTTTCCCGGTTTCGGGCGTCGGGCCGTCGGCCGCCGGCGCGACCGGGGCGCTCGCCGCGCCACCGGTCACCAGCTCCGGCGTGTCGTTCACGGTCTCCGGGATGTCGACGACCCGACCGGGGGCAAGCTTCCCAGGGATCTCCGCGACGCCAATCCTGAGCAAGAGCTCAGCCTGGGCCTCCGAAAATGTGGCGATTTCGCCCTCGTTGTACGGCGTCCACTGCTTCACAAACTTCACCGTGACCATGCAGCCTCCAAACGCGAGCAGCTGAAAGAGGAGCTGGCCATCGACCGCCTGCAACGAGCCGGGACGATGGCCAGCTCAGAAGAGCTCGTCACGCCGCGGGCAGCTCAACCGGGTTCATCTCGGCGATGCCGGCGCCGATCACCGCGGTGTCCGTCGCCGTGTTCGAGAGATCGGGGGTCGCCATGACGCGCACGTACTGCCGCGCCTTGCTGAGAGCGACGCCGACGCGAGCAACACCGTACTCCGTGCTGCCGCCGCCCCCACCCGTGAGTGTCAGGAGCGTCGCCGACGCGACCAGATCGGCCCACGAGGAACCGTTGGCCGAATCCTGGATCTTGCCGGTGACGATGAGCGTCTTCGTCGCCGTGAGCACTGCCACGCACGGGATCTCGAAGACCACGGACTCGGCCTTCGGAACGAGCAGCAGGTTGATGGTGGCGCCCGTGATCTCGACGCCGTCGCCGGCGCCACCGGCGGTGACGTTGGTCGAGGCCAGCGCGTACACCGGCCTCAAGTCGAATTTGAGATCTTTCCCAGAACTCATTGCAGTCCTCCACAATCAGGGGCCGCCTCGGGGCGGCCCCTAGTACGGTCCACGTCAGATCACTGCGGGGGGTGCGATCACGCGCCCCAGGTCACACCGGTCAGGACCGCGACGCCGGCGTCGTGGAACATGCCGAAGTCGTTGGCCAGCTTGATCCGAACGACGGTCTGGTCCTTCGAGAACGCCGAGACCAGGGTGCCGGTCTCGTCCTTGTACGAGGCCTCGGACGACACATCGACGGTGATCTGCTCGCCGTCGCCGATGATGCACTCGGCCGCGTCGAAGAAGTACACCTCGGTCTCGGTTCCGCCACCGAGGTTGACGGGGATGGAGGTCGTGGTGAAGAACGGATAGCCCATGAGCTTCCCGTCGTCCATCGACGGAAAGACGCGCAGACCCTGAGTGTTCTGCAGGAACTGCAGGTACACCGCAACCCGCGGGGGCAGGGTGTAGGCGGGCCTGGCCATCGGGATGTTCGCGCTAGCCAGCGCCGTCTGCAGCCGGGCGAGGTCCCCCATGATCTTGATCGTGTCAGGGCTGGCGGTCATGGTCAGGAGGTTGCCCGCGGCCACCGTGGCGATGTAGCGCAGGCCCTTTGGGGTGGCGCCGACTCCGTTGCCGCGGATGAAGTCGGCATCCTCCGCCACCTGGACCCCGCGCTTGGCGTCGTTGCTGACCATGGTGTCGATGCGCTGGGGCGCGTACTGGATCAGGTCGTTGGAGATCGGGAGGATGCCGAGGATCTTCTTCGCCGTCAGCGTGACAGACCCAAAGGTAGGCCCGGTCGCGTTCGACTCGTTCCCCTCAGCGACGCGGCTGAACGAAGAACCGGATGCCACCCGGGTGATGGTGATCCGACCGTTGACGATCGGCATCACGTCAACGCCGGCCTTGCGCATGACCGTCGCCGCGAGGAGGAGCTCCGCGATCTGCGGTGCGATGGTCTGCGGGATCAGCACGGCGCCGGCGCCGCCATCGGTCGCGTTGAGCGCGGCCATGACGACGTCGTCGCTCTCGAACGTCCGCTTGTACCAGGCAGCGGCCTCCTTCCGGTCGCCCCGACCTGCGGCGATCGCGGCGCAGATGCGACCGAGAACCACCTCGGGTTTGAGGGACTTCTCGAGGACCTGGATGCCCGATGTCGTTGGCTTCGGCGCGGCGCCCTCGAGGATCTCGACGGGCACGGCACTGGCTGCCTTCTCCCTCTCGACCTGCTCTGCGCGCTCGATGCGCTCCTTGAGCGACGCCCTCTCTGCCTCGTCCTTCTTGAATGCGGCCTTCTCCTCGTC